TGCGGCAGCCGACAGACCATCGACGCCCTCGACATCACGATGTGCTGCCCGAGCTGCCGGGAAAAGCATGTGATGCAGTCTGCGATGCAGTCTGCGATTGATGCAATGAACGCCGTGCTTACTATCACCCGCCACGACCTGCGCGCACTGACCAGCGACGACCCAGCCCGGGCGGCGCCGTACGCCGTCGGAGACGATGTCGAGTGGCGCAAAGGTCCTTGCGACCTCGCGTGGAACGTCGGCCGCGTGACCTCCGTAGTAGATGACCGTCCGCTCGACGGCATCGACAAGCCGTTCTGGATCGTGAGCGTCGACACCGCGGGCGAGCGGCGCTTCGCCGGTCCGGTCATCATGATGTGCTTGCGACGGTGCTACCCGGTCACCGGAGGCGACTGATGCGATACGACGTCCGCCCTCGCTGGCAACGCTGGCTATCACCCCATGGACACGGCGGCCTCGTCGCGCTATCGATCGCCTGGTTTATCGTCGGACTTGTCGGCGTCATTGCTGCCGAGCTGACCTACGGATGGAGATCCGCGCCGATTCAGCATGCGTGGCACGTAGCCGCGTGGGCGGCGCTCGCGAGCTGGATCATCATCGGACCGCGCTTGCACCGCCGCCGCCCTACGGCTTGACGACCGTCCGCTCGCCGCCGCCCGGCGTCGTCGCATTCACGCTCACGAACTCTCCGCCCGGCTCGCTGACGTCGATCTTGATGTGCAGCTGCACCTCGACCATCGCGAGCGGATCGAGCATTCCCGAGCGCGTGCCCGGCATGACGCGCACCTTGCCGAACGTGCCGACGCCGACATCGCCTTTGCGCAGCACCTTGCCGACGCTCGGCAGTTCCAACGCTGCCGTGACCCGGGCAAGCACGAGCTCGGCGCGGCGCGCGCCGGTCGCTTCGCCGGCGAAGCATCGCAGCTCGAGCGTTGGGTGACGGGTCCCGCGCGCGTGGCTCACAACGCCGCCGTTCTCGCGCCGCGAGATTAGCCAGTCGTCGCTGACCGAATCGACGTCCACGATCCGCATCGAGATGTACAGCCCGACCGGCGCCGGGCCGGCGAAAGAACCGCCAACGTTCGCCCAGATCACCTGGCCGGGTGCGAGCCCGGAGCCGATGACCACCCATTGGTAGATCGCATCCTCCCACGCCGTGGTCGGGTCCACCGGAACGACGGGAAGGTCGTCATCCGGTGCAAGTGCAACGAGCGCCCCGGCCGCGCCAAGGATAACCGGCGCCCACGGTTGATCATCGTCCACTGGAAGCGGCGGAGGCGGCGGGGCGGTGTTCCAGCTCGGTAGCGCCTCGTCGTCCGGATCGAGATCCTCTGGCCCGCGCGGCGCCCAGCTGATCGCAAAAGACCAGCTCTGTTCCTCTGCCCCCGGCATCAGCGGAAGCCCGTCTTCGACTGGGACGGCGTACAAGACCGCGCCGATCGGCGCTCCGCTCGTCACGGCCACCTGCGTACCTTCATCGAGCACGGTCACGGCAGGCGACGTGAACTCGTCGGCGGGGGGCACGTAGACGACCGCGCCGATCCTGACCACGCCCATCGCGATAGCTGGCGCGTCTTCGTCGAGCGCGACCACCACCGCGGACGTCGCTAGTTCATCGACCTGGCCTCCGGGCGCCGGTGCCGATCCGACCAGCTGCAGCATGCCCGCGCCCGCGGAGACGTCATCAACTACGCTCGCCGTGGCAGGTAGCTCATCGGCCGCGCCGGTCACTGCGAGCGCGGTGAGCTGCCCAGCCGCCAGTGACCAGCCGGCCGCCGGATCGTCGGATGTGACCACGACCGGCAGTTCGTCCGCCTGCGCCGCCGGAGACGGAGCCGATGTCGACCAGGATATCAACGCGCCAACGTTGATCGCGCGCACCACGTCGTCGTCCACGCCGATCGACGGCGTCGACAGGTCCTCGAAGGCGATCGTGACGAGCTGCGCGCCTTGATCCGTCGGCGTGGCGTTCCACACCTCGGCGAACGTTCCCGGGTTGGCGAAGCGCACCGCTACCATATGCTGGACGTAGCCGTTGACCGTAAGCGAAAGCGGCGCGCTGTCGTTCGCCACGAGCACGAGGCCGCCGGCCGGCGTCGCGGTGTCGGGGGATCCCGCGGACTGGACGGTCCCGTTGCCGAACCAGTACGACACGATCAGGCAGCGCTTCGTCGTCGTGATCGCCGCGGCCGTGACCGTGCCGCCGGTCGAGCTCGCCCGCTCGACGTGACTGAACGCATGCGGCGCGCCGACAGGCACACCCTTGAGCTCGAGCCAGCCGATCGACAGCTCATCGCCGGCACCGCTGGAGCCGCCGAAGAACGCCGACGCGGTAAAGTTCGTCTTGGCGTTTGCCGCTGTGGTACGCCGCCAGACGCCAGCGAACGAGGCCGTGAACGTCAAGTAGGCGTTGTTCGTGATGACGGTGTAGCTGCCGCCGTCATTGTCCGTGGGGTCGACGTTGCCGCCGGCCTGCGCCTGGTTGCCGCGCATGACGGTGACGAGGATCTGCGACCCCGCGGTCGTATTGGTGCCGGCGACCGGGCCGACCACGTACCAGTGCACGCCCGCATCGACCACGGTCGCGCCGGCGGTGGTGCTGGTCGGCCCTGTGCCGCTCGATGCCGAGGTCCCGCCCTGTGAGCACTGGTACAGCGTTCCCCCGTTCTGCACGCGGTTGATCCCGCCGGCCGTGGGGTCGACGACATACGCCGTCGACGTCGCCCATGCTGGGATGGGAGCGACGGTGGTCAGCGTGCCGCTCTGCGGCGGAGCCTCGAATGAGCGCTGGACGTCGCTGGAGCCGCCTGTGCCGGATGCGACCGGGGGAGGCACGAAGTCGTCGCCGATGGCGCTCAGGAGCGCGGCCGCGCTCGGGATCTGTGCCGCGGCCGACGCGGCCGCGGCCGGCTCCTCGATCATCGCGGATGGCGCGCCTGCGGGCACGATCTCATCGCCGGACGTCGTGGTCGCGAGCGCGTTTGCCAGCTGCATCAGAGCCGGCGTCGCTACGATGTCGTCGTCAACGATCGCCACGGCAGTACCGCTCGCGATCTCGTCCTGCGTCGTCGATGCCTGAACAGCCGCAGCCGGAGCTGCCCCCACCCATGCCACGGCAGGTGCATCCTCGTCCACGAAGCTCGGGATCGCGGCGACGGGTAGCTCGTCGGCCGCGGCCTGGCCCGCAACGGCTGCAACCACGGCCTGCTGGCTCGGCGCCTGACCGGCCTGATCTTCGATGCCCACCGTCGCGGTGACCGCGAGCTCATCTCCGGCCGATAGTGGCGGCGACGCCGGCGGCGTAGCGGCCGGCGTCGTTGTGGTCCCAGGCGCGTCATCGGGACCGAACACCTCGGGCAGGCTCGCCAGAATGCGCCCGATCAGCGCCTGCTTGGTCGCGGTGCCGAACGTCGTGGTCCCGTTGTGCGGACCCCCGGCGGTTGCATAGCCACCATCGTTACCCGTGAACGCGCAGTGATTGCCGGCCCCGTTGTGCCAGCCGTAGCTCGGCGGAGAGCTGCCAGACGGCCCAGCCGAACCGGTCATCGTCCAGTTGTTGAACGTCGAGTCGTCCTCTGCCGAGGACGCGAGCCCCAGGAACAGGCAGTTCGCGAGAGTCGACGTCAGGCTCGGCGACGTCACCGACGTGGTGGCGGTCAGCTGCGTTGCTGTGACGATCTGATGGTACGGCGTCCCGGTGGTCCGGCAGCCGCTGTACGAGTTCGGCTCGAGGCACCACGACGTCGCGCCATTGAATGCGATCGTCGGAGACGGGTCAGTCGCTACCGTGGAGCCGAGCGCGCGCTTCCAGAAGATGACCGTTGCGCTCTCGTTGGCGCCGGCGGCTCCGCCGTTCGTGCTGACGCTCGCCGCGTTGCCGTTGACGTCGACGGCGAGCTGGAACCCCTGCGCGTTGGAGAGCGTCGGGATCGTGCCGTCCGTCGTGACGACGATCTCGATGATGTCGTTCGCGGCCCACGTGAAGCTGTTGAAATCGACGACCAACGTCGCCGATGTGCCGCCCTGGTCGTTTCCCTCCGATCGTAGTTGTGGGATTCCCATGGGCGGGCCTCAGTGGTAGCGCGGTGTTACTCCGGCTCGTACAGCGAGGTGTCGCCGCGGTCGAACACGTTGGCGATCACGTGGCGCCGGTTGAACTCCGTGGCACCGGCGGCGATGGCGGCGTCGTGCTGATCGGGAGACAGCCCGGCGTAGGTCACCACCGACGGTGATACGTCTTGCGGCGTACGGATGTTCGTTGCAGGCTGCCCGATGGTGAGCACGTTTGCCGTCAGGAACGTGGTGAGCTCCAGGAGCGACACGGTGCTGACGATGTGACTACCCGTCCAGCTACCGTCGCCGTTGGGGGTGATGCCGGGCGGTACGGTTCCGTTGCCGGTACCTGGCCCGAGTGTCGCGACTGGGTCGAGAATGATTGCCATGCCCGCGATGGTCGCTCAGCGAGCCCCGCCGGGCGAGAACGGCAGCCCCTGGCCGCGCCCCGACTAGTGCTCTTCGTGGCGGAGCGAAAACTCGAACACGAGCGATCCGGTCGCGGCGCCATCGAACAGCGAGATCGAGCCGGCGTTACTCGCGCCCAAGCTGATCATCTCGTTGGGGTTGGCCGTCTGCCAGAGGTCCCACGACGTGGTTCCGAAGCCGAGGATCGGACCAGCGTTCGTCGCGGTGGTGCCCGATGTCGGCCGGCTCGCGCCGGTGATGGTCGTCGACGGTACGCTCGCGTCGGTGCCGACGATCGACAGCGCGGTTCCGCCGGTGCTCGCCGTTCCCCATTTCCGGGTGCGGATGAAGATGCTGTCGAGCTGGGTCTTCGCGGCGTTCTTGCCGCTGCCCTTGATGTAGCTCAGGTACAGCGACCGGGTGGTGCCTGGCTTGAGGAAGCACGTCTCGGTCTCGGCGTTTGCCGTCGCGCTGCAGGTCAGGTTGCCGGCCGTCGCCAGCTGATCGTTGTAGACGAAAGGCATGCATCAACGGTCACGCCCGGGGGCGTATTGGTCGAATTCATGCTGCGCGGGGACGGTCGCGTGCGAGCTTGGCCAGGCTCGTCGATGGGTCGGCGATCGCCTCGGCCTGCTCGCGTGGTGACAGGATCCGACCGTACGTCTCGAGCTGCTCAGCGGTGGCAACCTGCGCGAACGCCTCGTCGGGGATGAGCATCGTACCGACAAGCGGAGACCACTTCTCCGCGCAGGGGTCGCACAGGTACCCGACGTAGCCCGACTCCGGGCCGGGCTCGTTGCGATAGCCATGCTGCTTGTGGCAGTTCATGCAGTAGAGCGGGATGCACCACACGCCGTCGATCATGATCCGGCCGCGCACCTCGCGCGCCGTGCAGATCGGGAGGATGTCTTGGCCGGGCATCAGCGCCTCCAGAAGTAGCCGTGGGTGATCCGGTGCTGCGGGATCGTGGCCAGCAATGGGTTGCTCACGCCGCCGGTGATCTTGCCGTCCCGATCGTAGAGGGCTAGGCCGATCACCTCGCCGGTATCGGGATTCACCTCGGTCACCCTGGCGAGGACCTCGTCGCCCTCGTGGCAGTAGACAACCATGGTGTCCGGTTCGTGCTTCGTGCTCGCGGCCATGCCACGGTGATACCGCGCGCTGTGCGGCTCGGGCGAGATCAGGTCTCAGCCCGAGCGAGGCATTCCGGGGCCAGGGAGGCGCGTCGGGGCCGGCCTGGGTCGCTCGCTTCGCATCGGCGCCCATCCGCGTATGCATCCGTGCGAGCACGGCTCCCACGGCCCGCCGCACCACGAACACGCCCCGCGCATCGTCGCCGCCCCGGACATGAGCCGGTCGCGGAACGTCGGCTCGCGCGACGGCTGCATCAGCAGCGCTAACGCCCGCGGCCGGTGACGGCGTATCCGCGACAAGCGCCCGAGGACGACGCCGACCGCGAACCACACGCATAGCGTGATCACGGGGCTGCTTCCCTGCACTCGCCGCGGCAACCGCTTGCTCCGCACGTCCCCGCGGCCTCGCGCCACCACTTCACTCCATCGCGGCGCGTCACCCAGTGCGTGCGGCTCGCCAGGTAGTCGTCGACCTCGACATCGGTCATGCGCACGCGCCGCGCTCCGCTTTCGAGCGGCCAGCGGTCCCCGCCAACCGTGCGGTACATCTCGATCATGGCACCGTCACGGCGCACCCGCGCCGCCGCCGCGCACCGGGTGGCCACGCTCATCTGCTCTCCACATTCCCGGGCACCTCGATGACCTGGTACTTGATGTCTGGCAGCAGTCCTCCGTTGACGCGATGCCGTTCGAGGTCCCGCTCGACGGCATCGCGCGACGACCGAAAACTACCCACCATCGCGAACCCTTCGCGATCAATCCACGCTATCGCGTGAAGCTGGAACCCCGCGGGTCGCTCGACCTTTCCGTCATCCGTCAGCTCGTAGCACGCGGCGCACAAGTAATCCCAGCCATCCGCCGTTGTCCGAATGTAGGACGTTGCTGGTCGAAGGGAGGTCTTGCAATCGAAGCAGCGGAGCCGGCACGGAGCGTTATCAAATGCCACTGGTTGCCCTGGCTGCATCACGGCACCGTCCCTGCCGGGCTCGGCGCTCGCGCGATCTGCACCTCGCGATGCGTCTCCCCGAAGCCAGGCCACGTATTGACCCTGATCACCGTCCACGGCTCGCCGGGCCCCATCATCGCGATGATGTCCGGGTCGGCGCCGAGGTAGGCAACGACGTCGGGGGCAATGGGCGGCGTGGCGCGCTCGGCAACGAGGTCGGCGTCCGTGTAGAGCATCAAGATCTCGTCGCCGCGCCGGCCCTCGGGCACGTCCATGAGCTGGCGGCCGGCGATCGGCTCGACCCCGACGGTGATGGCGAACGTGGTCTGTGCGCCGGCCACGGGGCGGCCGTTGACGCGCGTACCCTGCGCGGTCCGGGTGACCTGCAGGTCGACCGATCCGAGCGAGACGATGGATCCGTTGAGGCTCATGGCGACCATCCCGGCGTGGGCCACCCGGCCGCATGCCGCGCGCGCACGGCTGCGATGGCTCGCTCGCCGTGGTGCGATCTGGGGTGCTGCATCGGTCTCCCGGTTCGCTCGTCGAGGCACGGCGAGCCAGCTGTCGCCTCACACCCGACGTGCTCGCATGGCACGTCGAGGGCCATCGGGCCGTACTTTGCCCGCAGCTGATCATCGGTCGCGCCGCACACCACGTCTGCCGTTTCGCTGCACGCCGGCTCTCCGGGGCAGCCGCGTCCGCAGGTCGGCAGGTGGCTGCAGACGGCCATGGGCTGGAGCGACCGCACCGGGTAGGCCGACCGTGCGCTACTGGCAAGCGCTCGCGCATCGAGTCGCAGCGCTTCGGCGCGCATCTCTGCAGCGAACTGCGCATCGGTGATCCGGTCTTTCATCGCCGCCCTCGTCGCCTCGCCCAGCGCGGCACCGGCGGCACAGACTTGTGCCCCGGTCGGCGGGCTCCGGGGCGATGATCCGGCGCTGCCGGGCTCGCGATCGGCGTCCGCAGCTTGATCGTGTCGCCGTCTACCGCAGAGACCATGTAGTCGACGCGTGGCGCGTCAGCCGGTACCCCGAGCCCGATGGCGGCTGCCTGGTCGGCCGGGATGACGATGTGGTCTCCGGTGGCCAGGCCGAGCGCCGCTTCAGCGGACCGACGGCGCCGTAGCGCATCGAGTTCGTCGATCATCGCGGCGGCTCCAGCTTCGGGCCCCATTCGGTGACCATGCAGCAAGTCTCAATGCCGATACTATCGACGCGGCGATGTCCGGCCTCGTAGACTTCGACCGGTTCCCAGCGGTCGGCACCTTCGATCCTTGCCCAGTAGAAGCCGGGATCTGGGATGGGCGGGTACTCCGGCTCCTGCGGCAGATGGCAGACCACGCCGACGATTTTCGACGGGTCTGGCTGAGTTGGGATGGGACCGCCGAACGGCGCGAAGCCACCCGCAAACGCCGCGTCCACGTCACGCTGGATCGCGGAGAATTCCTCCGCCGTGTACTTCCGTGGGCTGAGCCGCTCGAACTCGAGCGCCGTCATGTATCGCACCGGCTCGCCCGGCCGGACGGTCCGCGCGTCACCGGAAGCAACGCCGGGCTCCGGCATGGCGGACGACGTGAACTTGCCATCACCCATTGGTTGGTTCCTCCTGCGTAAACTTTACCGTAACCGCTTCGACGGTATCGGCGTCGCGTTCCGCTCGATACCCACGCTGGTATGCCGGCGTCCGCGTCGCCAGCTGCTCATCGGTCAGCGGCTTGGCCTCTTCGTCGCGCACCTCCGCCCATCGCTTGCGACCGGACTTCTCGTCGAACCGCGCGGGGCACGAGCACTCGCCGCCCGGCGCCTGGATCGCGCACTCCTGCTCGTGGCCCGCGGTCCGGTCGATGCTGAGCTGTAGCTTCGGATGTACGCCACTGGGCTCGCACGACTGCGCCAAAGCCGCTCGATACCCGGTCGCTGCGGTACCCCACGCCCCAGCAGAGATCTCCGGCGTGGTACCTGGACGTCCTGACGCCTTGGCATCGTAACTCCCGTCCAGCAGCGCGCGCAGCTCGTTGGCCTTCAGCTCGCCAAACGAGCCTGGACTGTCGTCGATGCTGCGGATTACCCGTTCCACGCCCGCGCGGAGCGTAGCCAACCTCGCGCGCGCCTCGTTACGCTGGGTAATCGCCTCCCGCATAGCGGGGTCCCCGATAGCTGATCGGTGCAGCAACGCATCGACGATGAGTTCTCCACCGCATTCGGCGCAACGTCCGGTGAAAAACCTCCTATGATCGGCTTCGATCCTTGACGTGTAGCGATCGCAAGAAGAGCAGCGCAGAGTCGCGATGTCGTGCTGCGCTGGAACCGGTTTGCGTAGCTCCATCGCCCCACCCTATCACGCCGCTCTTCGCTCCTACCGCCGAATCTCGAACCCGATGGCTCCGACGAGCTGGCCGGTCTCACCGACCAGCGGCACATCGGTGCCCTTCCTGGCGATCGTCGCTGGGCTGTCCTCCGGACGCACCTGATCGTCAACGATCGTGCGCTGGATCTTCCCAGCGGCCCACGCCCCGAGCAGCCCGAGCGCGCGGTCCCGGTCCATCTTGCCGAGTAGAACCGCGGCGAAGAGCCGAGCTTGCAGCGCCGCCAGCTCTGCCCTGAACTCCGGATCGCGCAGCGTCCGCCGCACGAAGGAGCGCTCCGGGATGCGTCCGTCGCGCGAGCCCAGTTCGTGGATCAGCGCGAGTTCGGCGTTGGTCAGCCCGGTCCCCTCGTGGACCGCTCCCGCCTTGGGGCCTACCACGCCAGCACGGACCTCGGCGCGGCCGAGCTCGGCGACCTTGGCGACGACGGATTCCCAGCGCTCGGTGCTCACGGATT